ATCCGTCGCCCGCTTCCCTGAATACGCCTCCCTGTAAAACAACGCCAACAGTGTCGTTAGTGTCTACACCTAATTGCAATACTGAACCGTTTCCATAAATCTGCGGAAGTTTGCTGGAGCTGTATCCGTGCTGCGCGCTGATCGTTGCGTTGATATTGTCGGTCAAAACCTTGTGCCAGGGATTCCAGCTCTGCTCATCGCCGTTCCTGGTTCGATAGGCCAGCCAATTGCTCCCGTTATACTGGCCTAAAAGCTGCAAGCGGTATTTGTTATCAGTCATACCGGAAACTGTGAGATATACACCGTTAAGATCAGCGCCGTCACTTGAGTCATTGTAACAAAAGCCAAATCCATTTATGATATCGTTCAGAGTAGGGGTGCCCTCGGATTCTTTCAGCTTATTGTATTCCTGCCGCAGATAATTCGTTAAAGCGATATTATCTGTTGTGGCTAAAACCCTTTGATTGGCTGGATAAGGAGACGTGTTATATTTAAAGCCCGGGGTAAAATACAGGGTACCGTTTGAAGCCCAAATAACATCATAGGCCTCTGGATCATCTTCTCTTTGAAAGCCCCACCCCTCGCTTGCGCTTCCCGCTGGGTCGGCAGTCAAGATACGATTTACATTAACGATATTAGAATTTTGGCAGTCTAATGCGTATTTTTCGTCCGCTGGTCCGCTGCCGCCGTACTGATTGGCCTTCAGCTTTAATGCTCCCTGCATTTCTCCGCCGGTAATTGGTAAGGCTCCCACATCAGAGGCAGACGGCATTTGAGCCAGCTTGCCGGAGCTGTTTAGGGTTGCAAGGCCGTTAGCTGCACCTTTTTCATCATTAGGTATAGCTTTTTCGTCAATGTTAGCGAAAGCGGTATTAAAATCGTTCATTTGCGGCGGGTCAGAATATACCCATTGTGGTAAATCAAAATTTGGCGTTGTGGATTGATAGCTCATAGTGCTCCTCCTTTATAAAATGGCATGTCTGACGCTGAGTGTCATAGCAAATTCACCTTCCGGGTTATCCGGAGAACGGTCTATATTAACGGCGGCTTGAAGAATCGGGTCGTTTTGTTGAGAGCCGTTATAATACATTTGCAGGCCGGATATTTTCTCCTGGAGTTGATCTGGCAGTAGATAATAAGTAGCTGTAACACTGGTTGAACTAACTTCAACAATATCCGCTGGCGGCAGATGAAAATCAGTTGATGCATCTGTGGTGAAATATAAATCTGATACTAGATTAATTCCGGATAAATCCCCGGCAGTTCCCTGCCCTTGAATAAGCTTCAGCAGCTTTTGTTTCGCAAAAGGCGTTAAATAGTTTCCCAAATAGTACCACCCCTTTATGAGTTCTTCAAAAACAAACCAAGACGGATATGCTTTTTCCCAGCCGCGCCAGTTTTTGATTGTGCTTTCGATTTCGCTCCAGGTGTTTACGTTGGCGGCTTTTTCAAACACAAGCCACGAAGGAAAGATTTCTTCCCAAACGGTCCAGCTGGGAGCGATTCCTTCTAACGTGCGCCAGTCCATCGGCTGCGTTTTAAACGCCATAATATAAGTTTGAATATTAATATCGTCGTTAATATACTGGCCGTCAGCAGCCGGGAGGCTTCCGTCCATTTCGAACGTGATTTTTTTAGGCTGGAAAAATAGCGTTTTTGTTTTATCACGGTATGAAATGGTGGAAGCTTCTACCGAATATTCCCATATAGTTCCGCTGTCTTCAGACAAGATACTCTTAGCGGAAACAGAAGTCACCTGAAAATTTCCAAATGTATTAAAGTATGGAAGATCTACAGTCAGAAGCTGTCCCGCAGACCAGCCGGGAATTAATGTGGAAAATGAAATCGTAAAGGCTGGCTGCGCGGCACGCTGCAAAAATGTTTCTGCGTTTAAAGCAGCGTCCGAAAAATCTACTATAGTTTCATCTTCGATCAGATATTCAATAATGCCGGAGCCGCCTCTTTGGGCTTTGATTTTTTCTCTTAGGTCTCCATCAACCAGTCGCGAGTAGACCTGGATTAAAGGATATCCATTAACCTGGATATACCCGCCGTTTGAAAGATCAAGCCATTCGTAACCGTCTTTCATTTCAATTTCATATCCGCCATAACTCATTAACGCCTGTACCGTGTCGTCGTCATCGTCAATTCCGTTGAATCCAATTTTTACATTAGCCGGCACGGTTGAAGATGTAGCTCCGCTTTGAATTGCATTACTCATAGAGTACAGAGGATATTTGCATCTAACGATTTGAGGAGAGAGCCTTTCAAAGCGAAGTCCGGTTTCCCCGTTACTTTTGATTTGGAATTCCTGATATTGGCCTTTGCTTTGTCCGCCGACCACCCGAACAGCGGAATACATGGTAAAAGAATCGCGGGTGACATTTACGTTATAAACCGCTGAATCGGAATCAAGGCTGATCGGCGCGGTGCTTCGGTTGTAGGTATACCGCATATTGAAGACCTTATCCGGGGTGATTTCCCACCAAGCACCGCATACATCTGCCATTTGATCTATCACGGAGGAAACAATCTGCCCCCATAAGTAAGCCGGGCTGTTTAAGGTTATTCCAGTAAAATCATCAATTTCCCCGACGGTAATTCCTTCATTTTCCACTCTAACCGGAATAATGCCATAGAACTCGCCAAGAGATGCATCATACCAAGACTGGCCCGGTCTGTTCCCCATTAAAATCTGGGTAACGCTGGCGCCGGACGGAAACGTCATATCGACAAAAACGCTGGCTATATAATCGGAGTTGTTCGTCAAAGTGAGGTTATATATTTTGTAAGACAGATCCACGTTATCCAGGTTTTCTTGTTCAGCTTCCATAACAGTCCCGGCAAAGATTACAATGTCATTCTCGACTAATTGGATATAATCGCAGGCGGCGATATCTTTTGAATCGGCCGGCATATAAATCCGCAGGGTAGATGAAGTTACATGAGCCTCGTTTTCATCAAGCGATCCTCCGGTCTCAACGAGGATATCCGGGCGGGGAATTCTGTTTAAATAAACCGTCATCCTTTGTACCTCTTTGCCATAACGTCATTGTACTGGTGCTTCGTTACATTGTCCGTAATCAGTTTTCCATCTAAATAAAGAGGAGAATTAACTACGATAACAGACGAATTTGCAGCGTCTGAATAGTTCCCGTTTGCCAGGGCGAAAAGTTCGGCCTGTTGCTTTTGCGTCAGAACCATTTCCCCGTCCTTTAATAAGGCGGGACCTTCTCCCATTGCGAAATCAACAATACCGCCTGTATGAAAACGGGGCAACGATACATTTGGAATTTCAGGAATCGCCGGAATGCCGATTGCCCCAGTCAATTGGTTGATCCCCCAAATAATACCATTGATGATCGCGATAGCGCCGTTAATAATTCCCTCGACAATAGTCGGAATCAAGTTGAAAATTCCCTTGAACATATCAACGATTCCGTTCCAAGCCTGCTCCCAGTTGCCCGAAAACACACCGGTAATAAAGTCAATCAATCCGCCGAAAACATCCATAACGCCTTCGATAATCGGCATGATCGCCTCGATAGCGCCGCCTAGTACTTTTGAAAACAGCTGGCCTAAAAACTCTATTACAGGGGAAAGTGCATCAAAAATCGGCATTAATCCTTTGAACAGTTCAGTTAAAGGCGGAAGGAGCTGATCAATTAACGCCATGATGGGTTCAAGCAGCATGTTTATTACGTCGATTAACGGCGGCAAAATAGCGCTCAGGATCTCTGCCAGAGGAGTGATTAAAGCGGCGAATAAATCAATCAAAGGGGGCAGAAGCGTTTCCACCAGCTTCATAATCGGTGGTAATAACGTCGTAAGCAGTTCTATAATCGGCGGCAAAATCTGTTCAATAAATTGGATTAAAATCGGAAGGAGCAGATTAAATAAATCCATCATGGGTGGAAGCAGACTTTCCACTAACGGCATTAACGACGAAACTAATTGGCTTATAAAATCAGTAAGGAGAGGGAGGTTTTCTTCAATAACAGGCAATATTTCTTCGATTATTTGTTGAATAAGAGGAATCAGAGCTTCTCCCAGAGGAAGCAAAAGAGTTTCAACGCTTCTCCCTAGGCTTTCCATCATGGAGCCCAGGTCATCGTATTTTATATCCTTTAATTCTTCCATTGAATCGGAAGTTGCATAAGCCCCGTCTTCAATGTTTGCGAGTTGAGTGACAACCTCCGGGCCTAAGTCCTCCCACATTGTGCCGAACAAAGCCACTCCGGCTTGGCTTTGTGCAAGAGGATCGTCCATATCTGCCAACGCTTGAATAGTTTGGTCGAAAGCTTCTTTGGCTGAATCTCCTCCGGCTGCAAATTTAGCCGCCATTTCATCAGCATTTAATCCGATAGCTGAAAAGCCTTCTTGTGTGGTTGCCGAGCCGTCTACTACACGAATAGACATTTCTTTAATGGCGTCGCCAACCTTGTCCAAATTGAAAGCGCCGGTTTCAGCGCCCTTTTCCATGATTTTGAACATATCATCAGCGTCAAGCCCGACTTTCGCAAACTGGACAGAATATTCGCTAATGCTGTCTAATAGTTCGCCTGAGAAATCCAATCCGTTTTGTGCGCCGGTAGCAATTAACCCCATTGCCTTGTCGCCCTCAATACCGAATTGTGTCATCATTGTGTTCGCCGCTCGAACTGATTCATTTATGTCATAACCAAAGGTATCGCGCAATGTAAAAGCGGATTCCGTTATGTTTTGCAAAGAAGCTTGGTCTAAATCGCCCATTTGCTGGGTAACCGCAGCCATAGCGTCGGCAACATCTTCAAAAGAATCCCCGTAGTTATTGGTATAAATATCTTTTAAAGTGTTTTCGTAATCCGATAGTTCTGATTCTGCGATTCCAGTAGAAGCAGCGAATTGATTCATTGCCTGATCAAAGCCTACAGCTCCTGTTACTGCTTTTGTGCCTACCGCTAAAGCCGCAGAGCCAATCGCGGCAAAGGCGGCTCCAGCGACCTTCCCGGCTTTGGCTGCTACTCCGCCGATTTTCCCTAATTTGCTGCTGGTGGTTTTTTCCGCGCTGGTTAAATCGCTATCTAGTTTACTGTCGTCTGCCCTAACGCCATATACAACTTCGCCTTCTGCCAATGAAATCACCTCACAAGTGAAAGTCATCGGCACATAATGGCACTACTTGACTTTTCCTATTTTTATTTCAAATTCCTTTTTGCAGTTACGGCCCTTACACTTAATCCAAACGCCCTTGCATTTCGCATCAGGATCAACTTTTAAAGGCATCACATAACCGCAGTACGGACACTTAATTTTATCCACGATCATCACCGTTACGGCCTTTCTGCCAGGGTGTGCAGTGCACCAGCGATTTTTGCAAGCCCATCTTGGAATTGCTTTTTTCTTTCTTCCTCTGACAGATTAAGCTTGTACAGTTGCTTCAGCTTGATTAACTGCCGGCGTTCCTCCGCATTGTATTTTGTTGGTTTTGGGAGGGGGCGGGAACGTATTGAAATGATCTGCATGATCTTGGTATCATCAGACAAACCGTTAAATAACGCCATAAAGCTCCACCAATGAAGGTTTTTGTCAGCGCCAAGCAGATCGAGATGGTAGCACTGCATAAAGGAAGAATAGACGGCCCATGCGTCCTGATTAAAATCGAAATACTTTTCTCCTCCGGCTTTTTTATCTGACACGTCAATAAATTCCTTGAAGATCAGATTAAAAAGAGCCGCTTTTTTATCAGGCTTCAGGATTTTCAGAAATAATTTTGATTTTACTAAAAGCCATAAGCAGGCCTCGGCCTTTTCAAAATCCGTCAAAAGCGTGTCGGAGAATACTTGATAGCATTTCAGCACCGTTCGAAAAGAAGTATTTAAACGCACGGGCACAAGCTTATATTTGACCCTCTTTTTCAGAGGGGAATACAGTCTCATTTCCACGCTCTCCGCTTAAATGCTTGTTTTCTTTGACGGACAACCTCCTGAAATTTAGGTACGAGAACGTTTTGAACATACGGGAAAAGATTGTAGGCCATCTGCTGAAAATCATCGGAATAAAATTCAATGATTTTTTTGGCGTTCTCGTCTCCGAATAAAAGGCAGAACACATCAACAACGGTTTTCCCAATATCTTCAACAATCTTTAGGTCTCCGGGGTTACTGTTGGAACGCTTTTGCAGATCCACGAACCGAACTTGGAGTTCCCGGTATTTCTTTACCAGTTCGGGACGAATATCAATTTTAATTTTTAGGATCTCACTGGTTCCATCGTTCTTTTGCAGCTCGATTTCATCAGTAAAAAGAGCGTTCTGTCTAAGCGTATACATCAGGATATCCTCCTTATAAAAAATAGAAGGGGGAGGATAAACCGCCCCCTTGTGTTATTTAGGCCGCCGGTGTGATTGTGGGCTTTCCGTCGAAACGGATTTCCACAGAAATCGCGCTGTCATCGGTACTGGCACCGGACCATTCCTGAATATTGCAGAAGGTGCAGTCACAGGTAATAGTGACCTCTTTGCTTTGAGCATCGGTATACTTCAGCTGGAAAGAAGACTGCCGGTCGGTATCCAGTCCGTATTTCTTACTGAAAATGTAATCCTGAGCCTGATCGCCAACAATGCGCCGCCCGGTGAGCGTAAACGCCGGGGCCATTCCCGTAACGTGGTTTTTCGCGAAGCCCTTGTCCGATAAGAAAAAGTATTGCTGAACAACCTCGTTCAAAGCCTCTGCGATATTGTCAATTCCCTCGGCTAGTTCGGCATAAGTCCAGGTGCCGGGCGGATCCGATCCCTGGGATACACCGATAGAAGCAGTCAGGTTGTACATTGTAAGCAAGCCGTAAGCTGCCATATTAATTCCCCCTTAGATAAAATTTGACTTCAAGGCTGGAGCCATAAAGCCATTGGTTGTTTTCTTCGCGCCCTAGATAGATGGGTGCGGCTGTGGTTTCTATATTTGTGATTTGGAAGCGGTCTGCGGAGGGGTAGTCCTTCCGCATATTCAAAAACGTGTGAAGGTTTCCAAGCGTGTCCGCCGCAAGCTCTTGATCAGAATTTTTGCAGTTTAAAACCGCCG